GAGCTGCACAGGGACAACAAGCGGATGTATGATGTCAGCAGCATGGTCGATTTGCTGCGCGGGGTGCAGTGGATTGTCAAAAGCGAGAGGGACAGCAGGTGTGACCGCTCCAGCATTGCAACACTGCCGCCGTCCAAAGGACCAGTGGGCAGACCTAAACCAGAACTGCGTCCTGGGGGGCACATCACTGAACGTAGAGCAGGGGAATACTCGTGGATGGATGCGCCTGCGCTCGACGCCGGTTCAATAGAGGTTGAACAGACGTTGCTCAATCAGGCAGACGAAATGGTTGGGTTGAGTGACCCTGCAACCGATCCAGATGCTTCGATTAAACGAGCATTTTATTTGAATAAGTTTCTGGGACACGTCCGCGATGTCATTCGGGAGGCGTATAAGTGCTACCTGCGCTACGGACCTGACGAAATATTGTTTCGGGTGTCTGGCGTGCCGGAACCGCAACAGTTCCAAAAAGGCAGCGCCGATTCGGAAGACATGGACATTTCGATTCACTTTGATTCCCAAATGAGTGACCCCGAAACGGTTGAGAAAAAGCTGGCGTCAATGTTGCAGCTTGTCCAATTCGACCGGACTGGGAAAATTGACGTAGAGTCGATGCTGGAGTTTGCCGCTGCCGCCATTGACCCGGTGCTTGCCGAGCAAATCATTCAACCGCAGGAAGCTGGCGCAGCCAAGATTGCGAAAGAGGTCGCAGAGGATTTGTCCAAAATCTACTCCGGCATAGAGGTGGGCGCTCGCCCAACCGGGTCGCAAATCGCCCTCCAAATCGGGCAAAACTACGCGCAAGTTCCTGACGTGCAGCAAAGATTGCAACAGGACGAGGCATTTGCAGAGCGCCTGACCAAGTATTTCGATCAGCACCAATTCCAAATCACTCAGCAGCAAAATGCTGAGATAGGGCGGTTAGGCACCGAGCCTGCCGCCTTTCAGGGTGTAAATAATCAACAATAATGGACGCTAACCTTGATCCATCGTTTGAAGAAACGGTCGATTACCTCAAGACAACTGCCTACAACCGCCCGCTCATTGCGGAGCTGACTTTACGGCGGGAAGCAGCACTGGAGCAACTATCCAGCGGCGGTAATGAACAAGAAGTTTTCAAACAAGTCGGGCGGATTGATGCCTTTGACGATCTGATTGCGAGCCTTCGCTAAACTAGATCGGACACGCGCCCGTATATTTACAGCACGCAAACGTCCGGGCGAGTAGAGGATGCAACAAACAGAGAACAACGCGGTGAGCGTGGATACCGCTACAGAAGACACCACGAGACATACGGAAGCAGGAGACGATTCGGTCACACCCGATCAACTCGTTCAAATGCTTTCGGACCCTGCCGAACAATCAGAAAGCGAATTCGATACGGAGGAGGTATTGGATGAACTTGAAGAGGAAGCGGCGCAAACTGCTGAAGCAGACCTAGAGTCATTGAGCGAGGAGCAACTTGAGCAACTTGCGGAACAGATGAATAGTCGTGGTGCAGAACGCATCGCGCAACTCATCAGGGAACGCAAAGAACTTGAAGCGCAAATTGAGCAATTGAGCAGCAAGGAGAATCCTTTAGAGGAGGAACCGTCTGCCGAGTCTAACCCGTTCGCAGAGATCGTTACGACTGAAGACCTTCGCAAGAAGTATTCTGAAGTGTCAGAAATGGTCACTTGGGGACAGGAATTGCTGGAAGATCACGAAGATGAGCACCGAGATACGGTGATTCACGAAGAAGATGGTCAGCAATTCACTAAAGGGCAGATTCGGTCGCTACTCAGGAATGCTAGAAAAGCAAAAGACCAGCATCTTCCAGCGAGATTTGAGCAACTCCAGCAAAAGGAGCAAGTCATCGCTACCCGGCAGCAATACCGAAACATTGCGGAAGAGGAATTCGACTGGATGGCAAGCGAAGACAATCCTGTCCGTCAGCGTTTTGAGTCAGTGTTAAACAACCCGGCTCTTCAAAACCTGGCTGATGAGATGCCTGAACTGCCTCTGGTTTTAGCGCACGCCGCAGATTCCATCGCTAGGTCGGAAGCAAGACAGAAGGGAGCTACGGAGGAAGCACAACCGCAGAAGCAGGCGACTGTTTCAAAGCGTTTACGTCCACCAAGCAACCCGAGTGCATCAACTGCTGCCCCCGCCAAAGGCAACAGCAAACCTGCACAACGCCTTGCCGCTCTTCAATCGCAGTTTGAGAAAACCGGCGACCATCATGTTCTCACTGAGATCCTCGAAATTCAAAATTCATAACCAGAAAGGAAACTACAAAAAATGGCATTTTCAGCCAGCTACGATTCGCCTGCCGCCCCCCAAACGGGTGCTGCTGTGTCGAACAGAGAGGATCTGACCGATCTTCTTTCCATGCTTTCGCCACAAGACACCCCTTTTGTGTCCTTGTGTCCTAAGCGATCTGCCAAAGCAACCAACCACGAATGGACAATCGACAGTCTTGCAGACGTAGACACTTCAGGTGTTCTTGAAAGCGCAGACGTATCGTCGTTTGATGACAAGTTCGCCAACAAGTTGCGCATCGGCAATGTTGTCCAAGGATTCCGCCGTTCTTTTGGAACGAGTGTTGTTCAGGACGCAGTGTCTTCCGTAAAGAGCAACTTTGCTCAAGCGTCTGTCAAGGCAGTGCGTGAGTTGAAGCGTGACATGGAGGCAGCAATCTCCAGCGCCAATGACAAAGTAGTCGGAAGCGGTAGCGCCAAGGCGCTTCTTCGCGGAATGTTCAAGTATGTCTCTAGCTCACCGGGCAGTGACATTCCTGCTCTCTACTCGCCTGCCGCTGCGCAGACGATTAGCAGTCCAGCAAGTAACATTCTGACAGAAGCACTGCTCAATAGCGCACTTGCTTCAATGTACAACGTGTCAGGCACCCTGAACAATGTGACGTGTATCGCAGATACTGCCGTGAGGTCAGACGTTGCAGATTTCATCCGAACTGGAGGTTCTACCGACTCACGTCAGTATAACATCTCGGGCACTGCAAAAACGGTCACTCTTGCCGTTGACGTTTATAATTCCGATTTTGGTCGGGTAAACATCGTCAACAGCAACCCCGATTGTTCTGCAGATAGCACTAACCACGACCGCGCACTGATCGTCAATCTCGACTACGTTGGGTTGGCATCGTTGATTCCGCTTCGGTCAGAAGAGCTTGAAAATCAGGGTGCTGGGCGCAGAGGGTTCACGGAAGCCTGGGCGACGCTCGAATGCCTACAGCCGCAAGCGCACGCAAGCGTCGATCTCGGAGTTTAATCTGAACAGAAAGGAGAAAACACAATGAGCTTACTTACAAAACTAAGCAACCAAGCAGCAGCGGGAGGATTCACTCACAAGTTTGCGGTCACGCATGAAGACTTGACTGAAACCTCCGACAGCACGGCGCAAACTCTGACGGTGCCAGTCACCGCAGGGCAACTTGTTACGCACGTTAGTTACAAACTGGTCACCGCTTTTAACGATAGCGGCGGCGGTGATGAGCTTGACGTTGAAGTCGGTGATGGAGCTGATCCAGACGGATACTTGGTTAATACCCAAGGAGACATTCACTCTGACCAAACACCTGCTTCATACGGGCACGGTCTGGGTGCGTTGACCGCTGGTGGTGGAAAGGTTTACACCGCAGCGGACACGATTGACTTCATCTTCAAGCCTGATCGGGCAACCGGCACTGCATACAACCTTGCCGAGTTAAACGCAGGAGAGATTCACTTCTACCTGCGCATCCTTGATATGTCAGAGCAGGACTAAATTTGGTTCGTCCAACCAACCGCCCCCAGTCACCAATCGGATCTTATTTCCCGGTGACTGGGGGCACCTGTTGGCAGTATGCAAATCTTAGAACACGTCACGAAGCAGCTTGAGCACGAGCTGCGGTGGGGAGCAAAACTGCTCGAACACCGAGAGCGAGCAATCAATCAACAAGCGTCTCGGCAAGCGCGTTACCACAAAAAAGACGTGCGCTTCAAAAAGCAGAAGGCGATGAACCACGTTGGGTCAATCCCTGCCGAGGAGTTTTTTGCCTTTGCAACGCATCCAAAATACAAGGGGTGCTGGAGCGACGATGGATTTGTAAAAGACTACTTCAAGCGCAACCCGCACTTGAAAAGCAACAAGTAGATGTCGCAGACTGAGACATACAGCAACGTGCTCTCAATGATTGAGAGTTATCACGGGGCGACTCTTATCGACATTGAAAAGACTCGGGTAAGGCACCTTGTAAATGCACGAGCCAGGTCTGCGTACCGGGAATCTGATCTTTGGGATCAGTTTCTTGTTACCGCAGAAGAGCGAGTTGTAAACGACTCGGACCCGACAAGACTTTTTGTGCCGTTTGTAGGCACAACCTCTGCCACAACTGATGTCACAAACATTAAGGCAGGGGATATTGACACCATTCTGCGGGCGCATGACGCAAATCCTTTTGCGGTTAATAGCGTGCGGGAATACGAGGTGTTTATGGGCAAAGACGGCGTTGAGCTGCCCGGATACAAAGTAGTGTATGGCGCGTCACAAGTTCCGCTGACGTGGGCGTCTGGCTATGGATTGGCTCTTTTTACTCTGCAAGACAAAACAGACGCAATTGTTGGCGGAACAATGAAGGTCGAGGGTGTTGTTACAAACTCTTCAAGCGCAAACGAAACCTGCAACGACACGTTTACGCTGACAAACGTCACCCAAGCAGACACAAGTCCTGAAGCGCACCTTGCAGTCGTTGCCCACGCATTTTCAATCACCACAACTTCTTCATCTTTAGCCAATGCCAAGGTGTCATTTCCGGTAGTGTTTTTAACCTACAAGCGCCGTCTTACTGAGGTCTACGGCGACCAAGACGGTGATACGACCTCTATCCCAATGGAGTGGAAGGATTATATCTGCTTGGGGGTCTATGCCGATATGTTGGCAAGTGATGGATTCCATGAAAAGTCATTGGCATGGGAAGGACGGGCGAACAAAGCACTTCAAAGAGAACTTGAGCGGATCGACCGCAACCGGGCGCACCAATTCGTTAACCATCGGGTGAGAACAAACGCGAGCAACCAAGCAAGATAATGCCACAAGGACCAGGAACATACGGAAGCAAGGTCGGAAGACCTGCAAAGAAGAAAACAGGAAGTGCTCTGGGACAGTTATTTTCTCCGAGTATTACCAGATCAATGGGAGGTAAGACTGCCAAAAAAGCGGCAAAGAAAATGGCAAAGAAAGACCAGAGAAAAACCGCTTTGGTAAACAAGTTGCGCAAAAAACTTGGCTCGCAATTTACAGAAAAAGAGGCAGAGCGAATGTTTCAAGCCGCAGAGTCTCGCCGGAGGATGCGCAAAGGACGTTAGACAGTCGGTGCCATTATATGGGGCATGGGACAAGGAGCTACAGCAAGCAGTCTGACAGCAATCAACGGCGGCAAGTATATCAACGATACTGCTGCGCACGCCGGGGATTTTATGGCAATACAAGTCGTTGGTGACGCTGCTGCCGTGATCAGCAGTTCAGGAAGCACGTCAAACATCGATGACTTTGACGCAGATATAACGCTAAGTGCGGGACAGACTATGTATGGTCGCTTTGCTCAAATCACCTTAGCGTCAGGCGAGGTTGTTGCCTACAAACGATGAGATGCCTTTGGACAGTCCAGTTCTGTCGGACGGCGACACGGGGTTCCGCGCTTTAGTTTCTCGATTGCGTCCAGCGCAGTTGTCCCCCGGGGATGTCGCCATTTCGCAGAATATGCGATTTGAGCAC